TCAGGCTAACTTTGCGGCGGGGAAAAGTTCTTTCCATAAGGCGTGAGTATCCTGCATCGCCAGCATGATTTCTTCCGTCGAAATCGTAAAATCCATAGCCTGAATGTCGCGGCGGATGACCACCAGTTTTTCTCCGGTGGATTTGATTTCATCGAAGTCGGTCGTTCCGTCAATCAGGCCGTCTTTCAATTTCTGCATGTGCTTTTTGATTTCCGTCTCCTGTCGGGTGAGCTCGGCAATCTTTTGTTTCTGGCCCTCCTTGACGGCGAGCAAGGTTTCCTGAATCAGCATCGGCGTTTGGAGCACGCCGGACAGAAGCGTCAGAACCATGCCTTCAAGCTCCCCGGAAGGAATCCGGCGCAGGGGACACTGATGTTCCGGGTTTCGCGAATGCTGCTGGCAGAAAAAGTAGGTGTACTTTTTGCCGCCCTTGTTCGTGTAGGTCGGGGTCAACACGCTCCGGCAATGCCCGCAGAAGACAACCCCGCGCAACGGCGTCACTTCGCTCCGGCTTTTGCGGACGCTGGTTCCGTTGCTGTGCGAGTTCATGAGCGCCTGTACCCGCTCCCATTGTTTCCGGTCAACAATGGCTTCATGCTCACCCTCGTAACGGGCTTTGTAATGCTTCACATATCCGGCGTACAAAGTGTTGATCAGAATTTTATGGACGCTTCCGGTGTCCCATGCTTTCCCGCCATGCCGGATGCCTTTGGCGGAGATGAAAACCTTCGTGGTATAACCCATCCGGTTAACCTGAACCACCGTTTCCGCAAGCGAACCGATCTCTTCGTAGGTATTGAAAATTTTCCGAACCACTTCCGCCTCGTCGGGGACTATGTGCAGCTTTTTCGTTACCGGATCGGAGGCGTATCCGAGTACCGGCGTTCCTCCGCAGTGGATACCGCGTTTCTTGCTGGCGGCGATTTTGTCGCGGATTCGCTCGGCGATGATTTCCCGTTCGTATTGCGCGAACGACATCAGAATATTCAACATCATCCGCCCGGCCGACGTGCTGGTGTTGATTTCCTGCGTTACACTGACGAAAGATGCACCATGTTGCTCGAACACGCCCTGCAGCTCGGTAAAATCCAACAGGGAACGGGAAAGTCGATCTATTTTATACACAACGATAATATCGACTTTGCCCTTTATCACGTCTTCCAGCAGTTTCTGCAATGCCGGCCGGTGCGTGTTGCCACCGGAAAAGCCGCCGTCATCGTAATGCTCCGGCACGAGAACCCAACCGTTCGATTTCTGGCTTGCAACGTAATTCTCACCGGCCTCGCGCTGGGCGTCCAAAGAATTGAATTCCTGCTCCAGTCCGTCTTCCACCGATTTTCGGGTGTAGACGGCACACCGCAAAGTTGTCTTTTTTGTTTTTTCTTTCATGTTTATACTCCGAAGAATTTTTTACCGTTCCAGCTCGTTCCGGTGATCGCCTTGGCAGCGCCGCTTAAAGAACGATATTGCCGTCCATTCAGCTCGAATCCGTTTTCGCGGGCGATCACAACGTATTTGATTCCCTTCCATTCCCGTTCGAGAATGGTGCCGATTACGATGCCCGCGGAATTCTGCTGCGGCTTGGGCGCGTCACCGATGGCTGCGATTTTCATTTTGTCGGATTCGCCCAGGCCGCCGAAGCGGAGCTCCTGAATTTTGTATGCGAGCTTCCGCCGCATGAACATCGTCGAAAGCGGCGGCGCTTTCGTCCCCAGGACCGCGCGCCATTCTCGCTTGAGCCCGTTTTCATCCAAGGTCTGGATTTTTAGGAGCTCCGACCGAAGGTCTTCTATTGTAGTTATTTCCATCTTTTCGCCTCAGAATTGGTTTGCGCTATACAGAAAGCTCTCATCAAGAAGGATAGCAACTACTTCTTGCGGGATTCCTTGATCTTTCTTGCAATAATCGCCTCGGCAAAAATTTTGGCAAGCTGTTTGACAAGATCGACATCCATGGTTATTAACTCCGTTTTCTAAGTTCGGAAAGTTTCAATTTCGCTTTCGGCGCGGTTTTCGGAACCAGCGAGGAAACGCCTTCCACGGGCGCACTGTGCGGGGTTTTGCCGGTTCTCTGCTCGGACAGCCGGAGCGGCGGGCGATTGCGGGTACGAACCCTTACCGCGCCGAATTCGGGCAACGTCGCGCCAAGCATCGACGCGCAGACCGCACAACCGGCGCAGCAGTCCAGCCAATGGTTGTCGGAGCGTTCCGGGCGGAGCTTCCATTCGTCGACCGTCCGACCGCGGCCGATGGTCTTGACGCGGTATTCCGCTGTCAGGTGCTCCGCGATCAGCTGGTGGATCTGCGGATGCCGTCCATACAACGCGAGGCAGCTTTTATCTCCCATCGGTACGGCGAGCCTGGCGTGAATGAACGATTTCCAGAAGTTCGAGTCAAAGATCACATGCCGGATCGCCCGCTTGCCTTTGACGGACGGCATCATCCAATTGAAGCCGAGCTTGTCGCCCTGCTGCTTCTTATATTCCGTCATCGGTTTGGAGCTGGCTCCGACGTACCGGCCGTGCGCCGGGAGGATCACGCCGGAGTAAATGCTTTGACGGCAAAACTGGTAAATCAGATCGGTCGACTGCCCCCAATTCGCGTCGATCATCGCCCGCTCGATTTTCAACAGCGCCCCGTCCTCGCGTTCCCACTCGCGGGCAAGGTAATCATCGGTCAGCGCCTGAAGCGCGGCGTACAGCCCGCCCTCGAAGCCCGCCTTGGGAAACGTGGACTGGATGGTCGGGTTCGCATCGGAAAGCGAGAACTGCCGCCGATGCTGGTCGGGCCACGCGCCATAGTCGATCACCGTTCCGGAAAAATCCTCCGACCAGGCGATGACCACATAATAGAGCAACGCTTTCTGGACGTCGATGAACATCGTGAGCTTATCACACGCCAGCGGGACGCGGCCGCGGGCAAGCCCGTTCACCTTTTCTGCGATCTCGTCCACACTCATCAGCGAATCATCCGACACATCTTCCGGGAGTGGGTCATTCTGATATTCCGATTGAAACGCTATTTCGTCCTGGAGTTTCAGATTCATCGCGTGTTGGAGGGCGCTGACCTCGTCCGGGTTGAACCGCGCCTCCCATTCCACCACCGCACCTTCGTCCATGGCCTCCCGATTCGCAAGGTAGAAATCCGTCGCCGCCTGAAAGTTGCCGTCCGTCCGCAGTGCCTCCGCGCGAATCTCCGCATATTCCTCCCAGAGCTTCATGTTCTTGGGAAACTGGTACAGCATTTTCGTCCGTTCGCCATTCCAGTCGGGGTGAGTCGTCCGATTCAGAATCGTGTCGGCAAGGTCGCCCGGACGGATTACCGTGCAAGGCATGATCCCCGAGATTTTTTGTCCGGGACCCGCCAAGCCCAGAATGTCACCGGCCAACACACGAACACGCTTTCTGGTCTGCTCCAGCGAACCGGCCGACTCCGACGTCTGCGGATCGTCGATTATTACCAGCGAAGGACGCACACTCCGGCCATCGCTCCGTTTATATTTCATCCCGCGCACCCGCCCGGTAATGCCCGCGACGCGAACGATGATCCCGCTCGCCTTGCTATTCTTGACCGTTGGCAGGACGATTTCGCTCGAAGTCCAGGTAATCCGTGTGCGTTCACCGCCGTAGAGCTGTCCGGCACATCTGTTTGCGATTCCGTCCAAGCTGGCAATCGGGAAGCATACCTCGGGAAAATCCGCCGCGAGGTTTTCGTTCACTTCCAGCTCGGTCTTCAGTGAATCCAACAGCTCCAATGCGGCAGTTTCAGTTGCCCCTATCAGAGTCACAAATTCTCGATGCCCATAAAGCATCGCCCAAAGACAGGCACACTCAACTAACGAAGTTTTGCCTGACCCGCGCGGGAGTGCCAAAGCAAACAGTCCACCGGCCAATACCGCCGTCTCAATTTTATCAATCACCTTCAAATGATCGTCCGACCATGCCAGGGTAAACGTATCCGGAAAATAGGATTCACTGAACAACCGGAAGTTTCGCTCACAATCGGCTTTCCGCTGCGGATTCTGTACTTCCGGCATATCGCCGATGTCGCGTCCGGCGAGCGATTGCGCCGCATTGCGGGCGCGTTCGGCATCGCGTCGCTCATCGTAGGAACGAGCCTGGGACGGTTGCTCGACCGGTTCGGTGTGCTTTTCGTCGCAGAGCCAGGCGATGTATTTCAGGAGGTTGATGTTTCGGGAATTGTCGCTCGCTGCGATTCGGAATCCCACGCGGTTGAAGTCCCGGTAGACCCGCGCTTGGCTGATGACAAACCCGGCAGTTGTCGAATTGATCAGACGCCCGACTTCCACCGGGCGCATGCTGGATGGATTAATCGGCATTCTCTTCGGTCTCCTTTGCCAGCCAAGCGGCGTATTCAATCAGGTTCACGGTTCCGTCCGGATTCCGGGGCGCACCGGTCTCGAAGTCCTCCTGCAGAACTTCCTGCGTAAGAAACCGGCCGCCCGCCTGTTTGAGCAACCGGACGAGCACATCGGGCTGGAGTGCGGTTAATTTGAAGGCATTTTCCATAAAAGTCCTTTATTTTCAACTATTTTCGAGATGTTGACTGGCTATGCCCCGAGATCGACGCTTATGTATGCCCCAACGAAGGGAAACCGAATTCAGGAACAACAAAAAAGGAGATCGGAGATGAGGCGAAACGAATACAAAATGGCTTTCAACCGCTGGGAGTACATCGAGAGCTGCCAGAAGAAAAGCGGCAAGAAAATTGCCCGGCGGATTACCCGCCGCCACCTGAATAAACTTTGCGCCAAGACGGCGCAGGCTTGAATCAAAACACAACCACAACGGAGGTCAGAAATGAACAAGAACGAAGTCAAAGTCGGAAGCATCGCCACGGTCAAAGTCGGTCGCAACCTGGTCGAGGTCGAAATTCTCGGAGCCGAGGACGACAAGTGGAAAGTCAAAAGCGTTTCCAGCGGACGCGAATTCACCACCGCCAAACTGGAATCGATCAAAACCACGGGGCCGATCCCCGCGAACACGGAGGACACCATGAACGAAGGAACGCAGAACGCCGCCGAAACCGAAACGCCGGTCACCGGAGCCACCGCCCCGGCCACGCCGGAACCCGGCGCTGAAAACGACCGGGAGCAGATGGATGCGGGAGCTTCCGCTGAACGTGCGCCGGAGGAAGACAAGCCCAATCCCGCGCCGGAATCCGGCACCGCCAAGGCGGAGAAAAAGACCGGCCTTTACGAAGCGGCGGTCGAAGTCCTGCGCCGGAGCGAAACCCCGCTGAACTGCAAGGCGATTGTCGCCAAAAGCATCGAGCTCGGCCTTTGGAAGCCGACCGGAGGCAAGACGCCGGAGCAGAGCCTCTACTCCAGCATCTTCTGCGAGATCAAGACCAAGGAAACGCCCCGGATCATCAAAAGCGAAACGGTCCGCGGAGCCTTCGAATTCAACCGCGGCTGAACCGACACGCACCGCCCCCGCATCACGCGGGGCTTTTTCGCTTTCACACCAAATCAATCATGAGAAACCGCCTCCGGGGCGATTTCAACATTTGCCTCGACCGGGGGAGTCAGGGCTTTCCAATCGCAACCTTCTCCGTGAACGAACTCCGACCAGCGACGACGGATCACATCGCAATATTTCGGGTCGAGCTCCATCATCCGGCACTTGCGGTCGGTTTGCTCACAGGCGATCATTGTGCTTCCCGAACCGCCAAAGGTATCGATGACCAATTCCCCACGCTGACTGGAATTTTGGATGAGATAAATCAGCATCTCGATTGGTTTAGACGTCGGATGGCCAACGTTCTGTGTCGGTTTATGATACTCCAAAACTGTGGTTTGACATCGGTCGGAATACCAGTTATGTGCTGCGCCTTCTTTCCAGCCATACAAAATCGGTTCATGCCGGAAGTGATAGTCGCAACGTCCTAAAACAAGAGCATTCTTTACCCAAATCAAACATTCCCGAACCTGCATATCCACATCGCGGCAAGCTCCTCGAAAATTGAATCCCTCTGTATCCGCATGGAAAATGTAGAAGCTCGCTCCCGGCTTCATCCAGTTCTTGACATTTTCAAAAGAGTCTTTCAGAAAAGTTCTGAATTTTGTGTCTTCCATGTTGTCATTAATGATGGATTGCCCGAGGCTGTTTTCGTAGGCAACGTTGTATGGCGGATCGGTGAGCCAGAGATCGGCGTCGCTATCATCGCTGCCGTCATTCATAAGCGCGTCCATGTCATCGGCATTGGTCGCGTCGCCGCAGAGAAGAAGATGATTGCCGAGCCGATAAAGCACACCGCGTTGGCTGTCGGATTCCTCCGGGACTTCCGGGACGGCGTCGGGATCGGTTTCGCCTTCGGTGACGATGTCCGTTTCTGGGCCGTTCAGCAGCCGGTCGAGCTCGTCGGTATCGAAGCCGAGGAGCGAGAGGTCGAAGTTCGCGTCCTGCAGCTCCTTGATTTCAAGCGGCAGGAGATCATAATTCCACTGCGCGATTTCGCCGGTCTTGTTGTCGGCGATGCGGTAAGCTTGCACCTGTTCGGGCGTGAGATCGGTAGCTACAATCACCGGAACTTCAGTCAATCCAAGCAGCTTTGCACTGCGAAGTCTTGTGTGTCCCGTAATGATTACGTTGTCTTTGTCAACGACAATCGGAACCTTAAATCCAAACTCTTTTATGGATTTTGCCACAGCCTCCACCGCATCGTCATTGAATCGTGGATTTTTTTCATAGGGCACGATCTCATCGACCTTCTTGATGACGATATTCATCATTGGTAAATTTCCTCTCTGTATGTTTTCAAATTGTGAATTCCATCAATTACTGCACGCGAGCAATGGAATTTTCTGGCTATCGCTGAGCACGACACGCCGTTATCTATAAGCCGTCGAACTTCACGAACCTGTTCGGGGAGAAGGCGTCGGGATGCAAATTTTGGCATCTGTGCCATTCTATGCAGTTCATCGTATGACCGAAGCCCGGTTTGAAACGCATGCCTACTATTTTCGCTTCTTGTGCACCATTCAAGATTTTCAGCAGTGTTATGGGTTTTTATCCCATCAATATGATTGATTTCCAAGTAGCTATTGGGATTAGGGATAAAACATTTGGCAACAATTCGGTGAATATATTCGTCATGGCGATTGATATTCACTCTCAGATAACCATGACTATTGGGGCGGCCTTTTTGTCTGTGGATATTCAAGCCACCCTTGATTCCCATGCTATATACAGCTCCGTCCGAGGTGATCAAATATCGGCCTCCATAAATTGCTGCGCGAATTCGCCCCGGAGGGGCATTGGCGACGGTTTTCTGCGTTTCGGGGCGACTTTCAGTGATTTGCATGCAATAACCTTTCTTTAAGGATTAAATTCGATCAACTCCATAAAAACTGATGGATTCAGGGAGTCAAGTCCGTTTTTTCTTTGTTTTTTCTTGAACTCCTATAAAATCGTGCTATTTTAGGAGTAAACTCCAAAAAATAACAAGTTAAAATGGAGTTGGAGGTAGTATGGCTTATATATCACGCTATTTAGAGCCCGACATAAAGCGGCGCCTTTTCTCCGGCAAAGCGATCATTGTTTACGGTCCGCGCCAGTGCGGCAAAACCACCATGATTCGTCATATTACCGATGAATGGTCTGATGATGTTCTTTGGCTGAACGGTGACAGCCCGGATGTTCGGGAGGAGCTTGATCGCGTCACTGTCGCCAGATGGAAACTGATTCTTGGCAAGAAAAAAATTCTTGTTCTTGACGAAGCGCAGCGTATACCCAATGTCGGACTTGCGCTGAAACTGATTACCGATGAAATACCGGAAGTTCAGGTTATAGCTTCGGGCTCATCATCGTTTGAATTGGCGGACAAAGCCTCTGAACCTTTAACCGGCCGCAAATTCGAGTACCGTCTTCTGCCGCTGTCTTTTGCTGAAATGGTCGCGCAGGATGGACTCTTGCAGGAAAAGCAACATCGTGAACAGCGGCTTCTTTACGGCGGCTATCCCGACATTGTGGTTCATTCCGATGATGCTGAGCGTCTGCTGAGCGAGCTGGTCAGCAGTTACCTCTTCAAAGACATTTATGCGTTAGAGGGACTGAAGAAAACCAAAATCCTCGACAACCTTGTCAAAGCCCTTGCCATACAAATTGGTTCGGAGGTTAATTTAAATGAACTGGCTGGTTTGACCGGAACCGACCGGAAGACCGTTGAAAGCTACATTGACCTCTTAGAGAAAACCTACGTGATATTCTCTCTTCCCGCCTTTAGCGGTAATATGCGTAACGAGATCAAGAAAGGGAAAAAAATCTATTTCTACGATCTCGGCGTTCGCAATGCCGTGATGGGCAATTTCAGTCGGCTGGAATCTCGAACCGATAAAGGTGGGATGTGGGAAAACTACCTGATTCTGGAACGCTTCAAAAACACGATGAACCAGCCGTTTCAGCCGCAACGTTTCTTCTGGCGAACCACCGCGCCGCAAGGCAAAGAGATTGATTATCTTGAGAAAACGGCAGACGCGCTGAGTGCATGGGAGATCAAAGCAAACCCGGCGTCAAAAGCAAAAATCCCGTTGTCATTTCGGAATGCCTACCCGGATGCGCAGACGGCAATTCTTACGCCGGACAACTACGACGATTTCCTGTTGCCGCCGCTGTCCTGACAACGGTGACCGAGAAGGCCCACACAGCCCCGCTGTTGCGCCTTTTCGGGTATCCCGAATCCATGCCCGAACCGGCCCGTAAAGCCCCGGAAACGGAGCTGTCTGCGCCCCTGTGGGTGCACTGGCGGCATGGCGCATAAGTCCTTGATAGGCAATAGCTGAAAAATTTTATCGGACCGCAACCAACTCTGCTTAACACGTCGAGTCCTTCCGCCGCCCCTCGGAGATAGTCCTCTGAGGGGGGAACCATTGCCATTTTCGGACATTTCCACACTATCCCGAGCTCGGGGACGGGTCCGGCCTACCCGAGCCCTCACGCGCGTCAGAACGCGTGCTGGATAGCTTAAAAAGCGTCCGTCACTTTGCAAAAAAGTGACGGAACGAGCCGCCGCTTTGCGAGGCGACCACAATACGTAGTGGTATCGGCGTTGATTTGCGTTGCATTGCTTCGTATATCTTGTGGTATGGCTTTCGTGCGAGTTCTGCTCTGTTGCCCCACGCTCATAAACGCCCCGCCGACGCACGTCACCGCGTTATGGCGTTTGTTCACCCAAAGACTCACTACGCTCCGCTTCAAGCGGTGTCGGGGGCTTTCCAAGCGTTTGTGAGCGCCTCTTACCCTTGGACGGAAACCATCTGAAGAATCGCCTTGTACGGTTTTCTTCCCCTCTTTCGGAACGGGTTGTGCCTACCCAGCGAGCGGGCGAGCTGGTAGACCCGGCTTATTGAGATGCCGAGTGAGGCGGCGACAGCTTCGGCTGACAGTCCGTTGCGGACGAGCAGAAGAACATCATCGTGGGCGGCTGGAGTTCGAGCGGGAACCCATATCATGCCCTGCCAGTGCTTTTGAACCTGGGCGAGCAGCTCAGGGGGAAGCACATCAGCGGCGTTGGTGTAGAGTTGAGCCATGGTTTTTCCTTTTTCCAGAAGAAAGATCCCCAAATTCGCACCCTTCTATACACACATACGGATTTCCTTCCAATGCGAGACTCCTTGCGAATTTGTGAATTATCTCTAAAAACATATATTTTTTATTATTTTTACCCTCAAATAGTCTCTTTTTGGTTTTCGAGATAGTTCGCAAGATAGTTCACAAGTTCGCACTTTTTTCCGAATTTCGGACCTTTTTTTTGCCGGGCAAAACTGCGAACTTTGAAGTTTCCGGGGAATTGGGGTGAATTTCCTCAAAGCAGGACATAGTTTTTCATCGGCTTGGTTTTGCCGGTGTCGATCTCGAATGAAATCGTCCCGTTCTCGATGAGCGTGTCGATGATCTTCTTGAACACGTCGAGCGACTCATGGCTGGAGCGGAGAAGTTTGCTGTGTCCTATCTTGCCTCCGGCCCGGTCAATGAGGCGCACGACTTTCTGGCACTTCTCCTCAAATTGCGACTCATAGACATAGTATTCGGCCATGAAGAGTGTCCGTTTGTTGACGTACTCGATGAAATCGCGCGCCCATTTGACGGCTTTACAGGAGATGGAGGGGTTATAGACATTCTCGCTGAGGGCATAAAGCATCGCCAGCTTGCACACCTTCTCGTAGCCGCGGGCCCAGACAGCGGAGGCGACATCTTCGCCATTGTCTTTGTAGAAATCGACAAGGTCGTCGAATTCGTGCTGAATCTGCTCCAGGAGGACTGTCGCGTCCGGCTGATCGGGAACCAGCATGGGCTTGGGATTGATACTGCAGAGGTTGCCGTTCAGGGAGTCGATGTTGACGATGTACTTGGCGGCGCGGAGTGTTTCGTCGGAGGGGATGATTTCCCGCTGGGACTTGCCTCGACCGCGCTTGCCGGCTTCGATGATGATACAGCGGGCGGCAAGGCCGTTTTCGAGCACACGCCGGGACATCGCTTCATAGAAATACTTCGGAATGGCGGTTCCGAAGATGACGAGGTTCGGATTGACGATGCACTCGATCTCTTCGCGGTCGCCGTTGGAGCGTGTTTTCACCAAGGCTTTGCGTCGCAACGGATAAATGGAGTTCGCGGCGCCATAGAATTTGAGCAGTTTTTCGTTCATGGATTCTGTCCTTTGATCCTTGTTGTATTTCATGGTATTGAAGATGGAGTCGATTTCGTCCGTCTGAAACAGCATGGACGGGTGCATGAAGAGCGCGTCTTCGAGCCCTTCGCCGGACGCGAACGCATCGCCGATACACGCGCCCATTCCCGCGGCAAAGGCGATATTGAAATTGACTTTGCGCGGATGGTCTTTGCCGGTTCCCGAATCCGCAAGGGCTATGAGGTAAAGATTCGAGCGGTTATTCCGCTCGTCTTTGACCTTGCGCCCGGCGAGAAACGCCAGGTCCGCCAATGCTCCGATGAATGCCAGGATGGTATTGGGATACGGTGCGGTGTCCATGGTCAGTTTCATGACATCGGCGACGTACCCCGGCATCTTCAGGAGGCGTTCGGGAATCGCTCCGGGATTGGGGAAAAGTTTGTCGTCGTTTTTCGCCAGCTTGCGACCCTGATTCAAGATTCCCGTTAGATCGACGGGCGCAGGTTCAGGCTTCCGCTCGTAACAGCCGGGTTCTTTAAGCTCGCGGAGCTTCTTCCAGTCGTTGCCGGAACACGAGTTGTGATGGCAGGTGAAAGCGATTGCTCCGTTCGCATGTTGAATCAGGACGGCGGAGCGGTTCGCGTGTGCGTCGTTGAACGGACAGACGGGGAACACCCATTTCCGGCCATCCTTCCACACCTTGGGAGCTTCGAGCTCCGGGCAGTATTGCCGAACCCATGAGTCGAGATCGAACTCGTCGGAAACCGAATGCGGCTGCGCTGTTGCCACGGGTTTCTGCGGCTGCGCGGTGAAATTGGCGACGCGCTCCAGTTGCTCGCGGGAAAGCACCGAAAGCGTGCTCGGAACGGAGAGGAGTTGCGCCATGCGGTGCGGTCGCGCTGGAATGCTGTCTCCTTTGCAGTTCATTGTTCCCGGGATGCGCCAGATCCGGGCGGGATTGTGAACGGTTTTATCGATTTCCACCGCATCGGTCGATGCGCTGCTCAACGATTCGATGGTTCGCTGAATCAGCCCCTCATCATCGGGGGGAAGACTAGCGCGATAGAGCATCTGCGCCCCGTTCCCGCTGTCGCATATCACGGGTTCCGGCCAGGTAACGGAAGCCATATCGTCTCGGAGCTCACGCGCTTTCTGAATCGCCGCCTTGTGTTCAGCGTCGGTGCTGGAAACGCCGGAGACGCGCTTGGGATCGCAGTCAATCAGGAGCCAGCGGCGTTCGGCGATGTCGGAATCCGCGGTCGTCGGCTCCCGGGTGATACCGCGAATGCGGTTACAGGCGCGGGCCAGGAGATCGGATTTCACCGGATTGATGGTCACATAAGCTCCGCGATAAGACCGCAGTTTCGCGATGGCGTCGGCGGCTGCCGGAATGTGCTCATAATCGAAATACCCGGACTCCATGTGCGGTCGCATCCAGTCGACTGAAACGGCGTCGAGGATGCGAATTTCAAACACGTCACCCGGCAGAAACCACAGTTGCAGCGCACGGATTATCATTTCCTTATCGGTCATGCCTTGCGCCCTCGGTTCGGTTTGAGTTTGTTTGGAAAATTCGGAACGCAGAAGATTATGTCGGGCTGCTCCTCGAAGGGAACGCTCATGATGCTCTGCATGAACAGCAGATGTGCCAGATGAAAGTTGAGAATCTCATCTTCCTTACTGGTACGGGCATCTTCCCGGGCTGTTGCCGCTTGCTGTTCTTTCCGAGCCGCCCACGGCGGACGCGGCAGGAACTTTTCGCAACCGGGCCGTTTGCAGATTTCCGGTATGATTTCGCAGAAGACCCATTGCCGAAGGGCGCCGGAATCTCTCATCGCGCTTGTGATGGAAAGGATCTCGTCCTGTTTGATCAGGCGAACCATGGTCGAATAGACCGGGGTTTGGATGCGGTGATAGACCGGCGAGCCGTTCACCCGTTCTGCCGCGGAGCGGAACCCGGGAATCCGGCACAGATCACGGTAAACAAAATAAATCCCGTCGTCTTTCAGAACGATACGGATGGTGTTAGCCTGGAACCGAACGTTCAAAATCTCATTCATTGCTGTTGTCCTCGTCGTTGATGTTTTTCAGGAAACGGAGCGCCATCGCTGCAGTGTGGACGGCTTCGGTGATGATATGCGCCTTGGAGCCCTTGTGTTCGTTATGGTCGAGGACTGCCTTGGTTACCTCGCCCGATTCTTCCGCCAGAATTGCCGAAGCGTGAATCAGGTTGTTCGGCCATGCGGGGTGAAGTTTCTCGGCCCAGGCGAGCTCGCTCAGGATCAGGGAAAGCGCGGATTCTATTTTCATGGTGATGCCTTTGTGAAGTGTTTATCTGCTTGCGGGATGCGTATAATAAGGGAAAATCGGAGTTTTTTGGGAAAAATGGTCCGGTTTTATCCAAAAATTTTATAAATACTGATAGGTAAAGATAAAAATATGAGGAGGTGATGAAAATGAATGAAGTGATATTATTGATAATAGTATTGGTTGTTGTATGTAAGTTTTAACAACACCCCCAGGGGGAGAGTGAAATCTCCCCCTGGTCATTCCGCCACGCGGCAGTTCAGGACTTCGTGCGTGACGCAGTCTCTGCACACGCTCCGGTTGCCCCGCAGTTTGCAGCGGACGCAGACATGTTCTCGGATGAAATTCTCCAAGCGCGAGATATATTCGCGCTCCGTCAGCGTGTTCCACAACGCCAAAGCGGTGGCCTCGTCGCAGAATCCCGCCTGTCGGCCGCATGCCTCGCACTCATAATAGAAAAGCACACACTGCCCGAAATGATCGGCGGCGAGCCAACCATGGACTTTCCTGCTGCGGCAGACGGGGCAACTTGGATTTGTCTTACTCATGATGTGTGTTTCCTTTGGGTTACTACGTCGATACTCACGTCCCCGAAAGCAGTAGTCGCGTGGATTCGCCACGTGATCTCGCGGCCGTAATTCATGTGACAGCCGGTGAACCGCAGTCCCCACGGCTCGTTGACGGGCTTGGGCGGTTGGATTCGTCTGAGGTTCCACATTCTTTATTTCCTTATACTTGAATTGTACTCTTCGAACGGGGCGGACTTGCGGATTTCCTGCCGGTTGCACCAGCGGGCCAGGCGACGCAGCTCCAGCGGCGGTTCGCTCTTTCCCGAAAAATCCCGGAACGGCTGACAGAAGGGTGTGACGTATTTATCAAGCTTCGCCAAGTGGCAGATCCGCTCGTGCGCGTCCTCGAGCTCTTGCGCCAAGACGTAGACGAAAAACTCGCCGCGGAATCCTGCCGAGCGGAGCAAGCGGACGGCATTCTTCACGTGTGGAAGCATCGCGGCCGTATCGCAGCTGAAGCGGATAAACTTGATCCATCGCGTCTCAGCCAGTTCCCGGGCGTTTTGCTCGTTCACCAGTCGGGCATCCAACGCCTGGTTGAAATCGAGCCGGAGCTTCAGCCGCTTCGCCTTCTCCAGCTGCTCAGTGACGAACGCTGCCGGAGCGGCGAGGAAGTTGTTGTCGAGCAGAACCACATTCTTTCTGCCGGCACAGAGCCGCTCGATGTCGTCGACGACATGGAGTTTCCCTTCTTTCCGGGGAACGATGCACCAAGAGCACTCCCGAACACATCCCCGCGTGAGAAATCCCAAGGCGGAAGTGAACTCCGGGTAAAGGGAATAGTCGGGGAGCGTCCGCTCCACATCGTCCGGGAGCTTCACGCTCGAATCGTATCCGGTCCCGCCGCACACGGGATTCGGTGCGTTCGCGGCAAGGTCTGAATAATCCGGGGTGAACGTGAAGACCTTTGACATGTAGAGCCGCTCGGGGCGGCTGAAAAGCGGCGAGTACCACTCCACATCGTCGCCCCAGAGCTTGTGCCATGCCGAAAGGCGCATGAGCGCCAAGTTGGGAAATCCGCGGCCATCGACGTCAATCAGCGAGACCTTCATCTTCAAGCCGCTTCTCTTCCGCCGTCTTCAGCCACTCCAAATGCTTCTGCGCCTCTTCGCGGATGCCCGCGAGCTTCTCCATGAAGTCATCGCAGTTCGAAATAAAGGTCTCGAAGCACTGAACGTAATTTGTGCCGATCCCATGCGGAGTCAGAAGCAAATCATGATTGGAAAGGAAGAATTGCGACGGAGTCTTGCCTTTTTGCGAGCGGGAGATGTGCCAGCGTTCGTCCGCGCTCACGAGCTCCTGTTTCAAATGCTACTCGGTCACCCGCCATTCGAGAGGGATTTTATTCATCGGACTTGCTCTCCTCATCTTTCAAAACTTCGGCGACCGGCCGCCAGCCCAGCGGCTGATAGGTCGAATCGACGTACCACAACCCCTCGCGAAACAGATACACATACTCAGCCCAATAACTGTCGGAGGCTTTGCTCAACAGGTAGTTCGCATCGTGCCAGAACTTGGGAGGCTGGTAATCCTCACTGCGGTCCCGGTGATAAGCGATGCAGATATCCCGGACCGGGCTGTCGTAGTCGTGTGCTTCGCCGGGCTTGGGAGCAAGACGTTCGCCAAGACAACTCAAGTTTCCGAGAGCAAGCAGGGCTTCGGCCAGCTCAGGGGTATTGTAGTGTTCAATGAGCAACCGGCCGTTGTTGCTCACATATCCGTCGAAATGACAGTAAATTCCCCGACATTGCTTGTCGGGATCTTCAATCGCGATTACCGAGCGGGTGGACATGCGTGTCTCTCCTCGTGCCGGCAGAGTTCGGGATTCTTGTGTGCGTTCCCGACAATGCGGATTTTCTGATAAAGGGTCAAACGGCTGCTGTGCGTGTTCGGCGTGAGGCCGTCCAGCACGTAGCGCCCCTGCAGATTGATGAAACGAACGATGAACAGCCCGACCGATTCCCCGGCATTGTTGAAAATCTCCACGATGTCGTTGGAGAAAATCTTCTTTTCTTCCTGGTCGAGCAAGCCCGTCCACTGGTCGATTTCGCAGTCTTCGCGCCGGGCGGGATTCGTTTCGCTGGTCTCAACGCCGTCGAGCGTGTCCTCGAACACGAACGAAGCATTGAAGCCGTAAACCGGGAACAGCGTCAGCGTCGACCGGTGGAACGCCCGGAACTCAAGGGTGAATTCCGGCTGGTGGATGTGTTTGAATTGCATATTGGAACCTTTCTTTTTTTATTCGCTGCGGAAAATCAGGGCAATCCGGCATTTGTTACAGGCGTGGCTCTTGCAGTTGTTGCAACTCTCCTCGATGATGTTCCGAAGACGCTGATTCTCGTCCATGAGCTTTCGCATCTTCAGGCAGTCTTCGCGGTCATGGCCGGTAACGGCGCCGGGGGACTTGCTGAAGTGTTCAATCGCCTGTTTGAAGGACTTGTGAGTCGCTTCCCGGAAATCCGGAACCAGCTCGCTCGGGTGGTTTCCGCACCGGCCGTCATTGCCGATGTATATGGTTTTCAACTCGCAGGTCGCGGTGCTTTTCCCGCATTTGGTTGAATGATACGGACAGGGGAAATTCGAGCATTGCACCTTGTAGGTGTCTTCAAAGCGGAGGGGAATGGTATTACTCATAGAGATTTTTCCTTAAAAAGTTACTGTTGCAGTAAGGGTTGCGGCAGCTAGCCAATAGATGGTGTGCCGCCAGTCGCCGTTGAATGCGTAAACACCGGCAGCGCCGATGTCCAGAGCAATCAGCAGAATGGGGAAAATTTTAACGGCGGTCACGAATCCACCTCCGGTTCGATGGGCTCAACCGCATCCGGGCGCGAGGGAAAACGTTCCATTTCTTTTGTGATCATTTGCGTTTCATCTCCTTGATTGTTTCATGAATGGTAAGCAGCAGGAACAGCGGAAGACTCAGAATCGAAGCCAGCACCAGCAGGACGATGTAAGCGGCCGCGTTCAGCCGATCAGAAGGGAATTTCGTCGTCATCATACGGCTCCATGGGCAGGCTTGGGTAATTGCCTCCATCATCGTCATTCCAGCCCGGTTCGGGCGGAGGCGTGTACTCCGGGCGGGAATTCAAGCGCCAGCCCGTTATCCGGTCGAACTTCTCGCCCGCGACCGTTTTCACGGTAATGGACGCCGGAGCCGCCAGAAAGCCCTGTGTGGCCAAATCTACGGCTTGGTGCGCGGTCTTCGGAACCGGACAGCCGAGAGCCGCCCGCTCACGCCACCATTTTTCGAATTTGCCGCGGGCATACCCGGTGTGTTCGGGGCAAACCCACTCGCTCTTGAATTCGTTGAATCCGACCTGATAATCGACGCGCATCGTCCGGGGCGTTCCGGGCTCGGCATACCGTTTTTCATGGACGCAGTAAAACACTTCCTGAACGTCATAGTCGGTGTATTCGACCTGACCCGAGATAATGCCGACCGTCGATGCCGTCTGCGAAAGTTTGTCGTTGCCTTCGTTCGGCGGAAACTCATATCCGCATTCGGGACACTTCGCGAACCCGGCGTGAATGAGCGCCAAACACTGAGGACATTTCTTTGCCGGCGCGTCGCCGCCTTTCCCGGCCCCAGGCTCTTTGATTTTTATCATGTCTACCGGACCGTGTCGGAGGATGTTGCCCCCGTAATCAAGCACGAGGCAATTGCTTTTTTGTGTTTCCGGACTGAGCCGGGTTCCGCGGCCGACCATCTGGATCAGTAAGCCCGCCGAATTGGTAGGACGAAGCAGCACCACGCAGTCCACGTTCGGGGCGTCGAACCCGGTAGTAAGCACATTCACGTTCGCGAGAAATTTCAGCGGCGGTTTGGGCGTTCCGAAGAGATCTGCCGGGATGTGTTCTCCCTTGAACCGGGCAAGAATCTCCGCTCGTTCGCCCGGAGAGGTAGTACCAGTTACGATAGCACACTCTTTTCCAGAATAGGCTTCCAGCTTCTCCGCCACATGCTTGCAGTGTTCCACGGACGAAGTGAAAATCAACACGGACTTTCGGTCGCGGGTCAAATCCACAATCTCCCGGCAGGCCGCCGAGACCAGCTCGTCATTGTCCATCGCCGCGGCGATCTCGTCGTTGACGAACTCACCGCCACGGACGTGAAGATCATCGAGCTTCGCTTCCACACGCCCGGCCCTGGAAGTCAATGGAGAGAGGTATCCCTGCTGGATCATCTCTTTCAGCCCGGCTTCGAAACAGATTTCATTCAGGAGATTATCCGGCTGACAGATGAGACCTCCCTTCAACCGGAACGGCGTCGCGGTAAGCCCGATCAGCCGGACACGCGGATTGATGAGCTGCATGTCCTTCAGGAACGTCCGGTACATCCCGTCGCCATCGGGGGCGATCAAATGGCAGTTGTGAACCAAGACTCCGTCAACATAGTAAGAAGGGTGTCCCGCGATTTGCAGATTGTACACAGTTCGAGGGCTTTTGAGTTTGATACGTGTAATACCGACCACCCTAATTCCGCCAGCCATACCCGAATCCGTTTGTCTGTTTTGCGGATTTTCTTCGCAAAGTGACTCCCCCCGTCCAGTTGTATTCCCAGACGGAGAAACGGGATTGCCACATCCAGTTTGTAGCAATGCGACGCTCCCGCATGACGCTGTTGCGCCGTTGTCGTGACCGGATATTCCGTTTCCGCTTCCAAAAGTTGTGCCAGTAGTTCCTGCGGCAAAGGCAACACTCTCCCGTTCCCGCCGTGAACCAGCGGTTTGTGACCTATTGCTTTCAGGGTCGCAGACACTTTCTCCACAACACCCGGCAGAAACATCGGATTCTTGACTTTCTTCGAGCAGGATATTGAGCAAAAATCTTGCAGACCCCACATCTTTTCCGACATCGGCTGCATATGGTAAAAACGCGGGCGAAATTCCTTCCTGCAGCAGAGACAGATCTTTACCGCCATCCTCGCTCGTTGCCTCCAGCTCTCCTGCGGTTTTGCAGCATTTCCCGATGCCGGATGTCTTTTTGCATTCTTCAAACATTGTGGAGAACAATATTTCCGAAGAAGCCATGCCTTTTCCATTTGACATCTGATCGGGTTCCCGTTCGGATCGAACCATACGTGTGGCTGATAGTCCTTCCCGCAAACGGGACACGTCTTCACAGCTGAAAAGACGCGCTCCCACTGCCAAGGAGCTCGCTGCACACCAACCGGATTCAGTGAAGAACGGGTGGTTGGCGGTGCATTCAATAATGTTTCCATTACTCAACTCCAATTTCATGATTTCAAATGTCGGACGCGATGAGATCGCTTCAACATTTCCAACTCCAAGCGCGTGTCTGACCGGTTGTCCCACATACAAATCTTCAATTGGAACCTGTCCGCGCGGCGTGTCAATCAATGTCCCAGCAGGAAAACATTCGTCCACGATGATAAGATCGAAAGCTCCGAGATCACATGCCTTGTCGTACACCGATTGGATTCCTGCGACGATTACCGGTCCGGCGGTGTCTCGGCTATTCAGACCAGCAGAATAAACGCCAATTTTCAGTTCAGGACACAGTTTTCGGACTTTATCCGCATTTTGCTCCAAAAGTTCCTTGACATGTGCGAGGACAAGTACCCGTCCATTCCATTTTTTCACTGCGTCTGTCGCGATTTGAGCCAAAATTATCGATTTCCCGCATCCTGTCGGACACACCACGCAGGGATTATTTTCTTTCGTGCGGAGATGCTGATAGACAGCCTCAACCGCAGCAGTTTGGTACGGTCGAGGGGTTATCATTTCATTCCTCCCCGGTCCGAATACCTGCTTTTTTGAGATCGAACGCCAGTTTCAATTTGATATTTTCGAGGCGAGCCGGGGTCAAGTGCAGCCGTCTGCAAATTTCCCGGTCGGTGTAGTTATTCATATAAAGAAAGCAGACCAGGCGCTCGGTTTCATCCGTGATATCGGTCACGAACTCTTGGACAATTTGGCATCGCCGCCCGTTGTTTTGTCTTCGTTCCATTCGGCTCCTTCCATGTCTTCAAGTTTTACGAAACACAACCCGCCGTCAATCGGCTCGTGCATTTCGAGGAGGATTCGTTTGATTTGGCAGTCATCGCGGTAAAGTCCCGCTGCTTGCAGGGTGTCGAGCAGAACTTTTCCTCCGACATTGTCCAAATCCCGTCGCCGTCTGTCCGGAGGATAGAATTCCGCATGAAGCGAAATTCGTCCTTCGAACGGGCGGATGTTCTTCTGCCTGACCAGCGCGGTTACCAGTTCCCGATACCGCCTCCCGTCCCGGCTGATCAAAACCCGTGGCCCCACGTGCCTGTAGTAATGGTTCACGCTCGGGGGCCAGGGTAATTCGAACTCCTGCGTCATTTGTTCCCGAACTGGAACAGAAACGGGGAATTACTCGGAACGACGCCTCCGGGCGCTTTACCATCCCAACGCCGGGCGGCTTCCAGCTTCGCTTCCGCTTCCATCTGGCGGATCTTCAAGTCGATCATTTTCGTCTGGGCCTCGGCGGCTTTGGCAAATTCCTCGGCCTTGGCGCGTTCATTCTGCGCGATGGAGAGTTCCTTCTCATTGATGACCTTTTGCGCTTCACGCTCCTGCTCGGCTTGTTTTACGCGGGTCTCGTTGACGAAAACGGCGTCGATGGTTTTCTGCACCTCCGCATTGTCATACAGCATGCCGTCCGCGATGCCGACCGAGGAAATCGTGATGCCATACTGTGCGAAGTGTGCGGTCAGCTCCTTGGAGAGTTCAAGAACGATATCTTTCTTTTCCTTCTGACACACGGAGAGATCGCGACTGCCGAACTCGCGGGCAAGGATGTTCTGAATGTACCCTTTGACGTTCTTGCCCATCACCTCGGTGAGACTGTTGCCGGGGTAATAGTAGAGGAATTTGGCCGCATCCTCTTCCTTAATCATACCCGTACAGTTCACACCGGCTGTAAAGCCGACGCTGTCCAGGCTCTCGACCTTGATGCCGTCTTTCTCCAGCCACTGACAGGTAACCGGCGAGCGGTCAACGACAATCACACGGGCCAGCGGAATCCATTCATAATCGAACCAGGCGCGGCCGGTCGAACGTTTGCGGAGCGGAATGATGATCCGCTTGGTGGCGACCTTCGCCTTCTCCAGGTATTCGACGCTCATGAACTGCGCCTGATCCTTTTTCGAGTCGCCCTCCAGCGGCACGACGAACGCGGTTTCGTGGTTCTTGACCTCAACCGCATGTTCGGTCGGATACGGACCGCACCCGGTCAGAGCGAGGCTGGTTGCGATGGCGGTGAAGAGAACGAAAGAGATGAGCTTAATGTTTTTCATTGTATTCCTGAACCTTTGTTTTGATGATGATGTAAATTCGATAACCGAGCCACGCGCCGCACCCAAGGGCGGCGGCATTGAAGGCGATGGAGAGATAATCGGTCAGCATCTTGTAGAGCACCCCGGCCGGCAGCGTTCCGTTCAGCTGTTCGTTCAGGGTTCTGAGACCGATCTCACTTCCGGCAAACTTGCCGATCATGTCGGCAAGCGCCAGAAAGAACACTCCCAAGGCGAAGGGGATGATTAATCTCCGCATCGCTTACTTCCTTGCCCACGGCGGAGCGTCGCTTGCTCCCTGGGGCGCAGGTGTCGTCGGCTTCGCGGCAACCGAGCCGGTGTTCGCTTCACGCGGGCCGTAGCCACGGATTTCGTTGGTCATTTCGTCGTCCTGGTTCTTTTTGCAGCGGACGGTAATGGTCAACGGGAGATTGTGAAGCTCGACCGAATCGCTCGGGGTCATGACATTGACCGCGCGACAGATCGCCGACAGATCGGCCTGCGCCATGCGGACGGCGTCGGCATTGGGATTCTTGATATTCAGACGCGCCCAGAGTTTGCGCCCCTTGTAATCGCCCTCAATGACCTCGAACTCCAGCTGGAGGTATTCGCCGGTTCCCGATTTGGTCGTCTTGGTTTCGGAATCGACGATGACCGCGAGATATTTCCCTGCGGGGATGGGGTCGAAACCGACCGAGGGATCGACATTGTTGGCATCGAAATTGAGTGTAGCCATGATAAATCCTTTGTCTTACGCCATGAGGCGTGTTGTTGAACTGTTTTTCCGTTCTCGACAGACGAAGGCTCCGCCCGGCGCGATGCTCGGAATCGTCGCGTCTGAGTGTGTTTTCGTTTGTCGTAAGAGAGTGTTACGCCGGACAGAGCGCGTTACAGTACGCTTTCGGCTTTATCGGAGTCGGGCATCGCCGGGGCGTAACCACGGCAGCTCCTCCCGGACACCGGATGTGTTCATGATACGGCATCGGGGTATATTCGTCCCGGACAACGCGGTACCGCTCGCCGGGATGAATCCGAAAGCCGCAAAGATCACACACCAGTGGTCTTGTTGCTATTTTTATGTTTTCGTGCATTTCCATTCACCTCTTTTTTGTTCCCATAACCGGAAACATCAAATACCTTCCGATCCTTGAACTCCTCGCGTTTACCCTTATTCCAATTGCTGACGGGGCGAAAGTACCCGCAGCAACGGCTAAAGACTTCGCAGATTACACCACATTTACTCATGTGTTAAGCGTTCCTTCCTGGCTGTTTGGAGATTATAATTCAGTTGACGCGTGCTAAGGCCACAGAATTTAGCCAACTTACCATCCGTCCAATGAGATATTTCTTTCCAGAATAGCAATTCAAAACAACGGATAAGGTAGTTTTTCTTTCTTATCTTCAGCCCATTTTTGTTTAAATAATGGCGGTTGGCATTCCAGCTTTGCTTTCCTAAAACCGCATATGAATGCCGTTCATTTTCTGAAGGGGTGACCCATTCCAGGTTTTCCACACGGTTGTCTTGTTTATTCCCATTTTTATGATTAACATGGGCTCCGTCAAAATAGCTATCGGCCAAGAATGTCTTTGCAATCAGACGATGAAGTAGATAGTTATGGTTGTTGACGGATACGGTTACATAATGCGGTTGGCCATTCAAGGTCGTGAACACTCGACGAAGAAGATGTCCTTTCAATTTCCGTTTGTAACAACGCTTGGGTGTCTCAACAGCGCTGATGCGATCTGTGCTTCTAATTTTCCCAAGGCTGGATACTTCGTGTGTTGGAATTTCTGGAATTACCATCCAAATCACAGATTCAGTCAATTTATCTGCCATCCTCTGCTTTCACCGCCTGGCGAATCGCCTGTATCAGACTCGCATTGCGGCAGTTGTTGATGATCTCGTCCACACCTCCACCCCCCGGAGCAAACGCTCGTGTGAGCGCCGGGCCGCCGATGGCCTGCTTTGCCAATTCCATGTCGGACGGGTCATCAAGTCGGAAGCTGGCAAGCAATCCGGGCGACGGAGGTTCTTCGGGGGGCGGACAGTACAGGCATCCGCGCCCCTGGCAGTATTTACACCGTGGCATGTTCGGCTTGAATCTTCTGGTAAGCGTCCACGAACGCCTGCCAACTGAGCGGCAGTTCAGGCGGCAGGCCGTAGCGATTCTTCGCCACACACGCCGGGGAGCCAACCGTGCGAATGATGCGTTCGCCGCCATTCGCTCCAATCGGCGCCGCAATCGCCCGCTCGCCGGAAAATCCCGCATTCTCCTTGGTGACGCGGAAGCGCTTGTTGGCGAACAGCACCGCGTCGACCCATTCAGAAATGAGGCTGGCCGCATGTTTGTGAAGCCGGGGCGTGTAACGGTCATACGCCGCATTTTCCGGATCTTCAAACCGCTCGATTTTTGCGTGTGCGACCAGAATGACCATCATCCCGCGTTTGTCGCGGAGCTCCTGCAGCAGAGCGATGACCTTGCGCCAATGCGTCAGAGCATGGGTGTAGCCCTTGCCGTAGCCGCCGTCCGCTTTTTCAATGCTGCGGACTCCATATTCGCGACAGACTTCATCGAAAATCAGGCGTTCCAGCCAATCGGCGCTGTCGATCACGACGGTTTGGAAATCGTGCTGTTCGTCCCGGAGCGCGGTCAACGCCGCGGTGACTTCGGCCATGTTGTGCGCCAGCGGAAACTTCTTGCAGTTGATTTCTCCCAGCCCATCCTCGGTTTGCACGAAGATTGCACCGGGCGCTCCCGCGCCGAAGGTGCTGTTGTGCGTTACGATGAAATCATCGGTGACGTAAAGAGAGTCCAGCGAATCAATTACAATACACTGACATTCCTTTTTGCCGACAGATTCCACATTCCGGATTGTATGACGAATCATCCATTCCGGGAATTTCCATTTGCTCATGTGCTTGGCTGATGCCACCGGCACCACACCGTTGGTGAAAGACGCATAAATCCGATGTGACGGTTTCACATCATGTTTTTCACCATTTTTGCGGTAATGCGCCGGGCGGATTTCCATCGTAGCCGAACCGCCAAGAGAACGGACAAGAAACAGAATATCTTCCGCCATCCGAGGACTGGCAGTGGTAATTTCGACCGCGCCCGGACGAACCACATACCCATCGCCATCACAAAGGCCGCGAAGCAGTTCTTCCCGGCTTTCTATAGATTCGGCAATTAACATACGTGCAATATTTGCTTGATGGTGTATATTATCATCATGGAAACTCAAGATGCCCGAAAACTCGATAAGGTCGCTCTTGAAGAGCGGCGCAAGCAGGCCGTGAGATTGTATCAAAGCGGCAAATGTAATAATTGTACAGAAATCGGAAAAATCGTCGGAGCGCACCGCAACACGGTGGGCAAGTGGATAAGCAAGTGGAAAAAAAGCGGCTTGTCTGCTTTGAAAGTAAAGAAATGCGGTCGTCCAGTCGGCTTTGGACGCCGTCTGCTTCCGCAT